AATACGGAACGTCCTCGTCGCCTTCCGCAACCACGGCCACACTCTCGAACGCGCCATCCGTGATGTGCGGGGACCATGCCCACACTTCTTCGGCCTTCAGGTACGTGAACGAGAGCGCAACGCCGTCCGACATGACGAAGATCATCGTCGAGTACGGGGCCTGCGCGTAGGCCATCGCGACAACCGTCCGATCCCGGAACAGATGGCCGGCAAGTAATGAGAGGTTTACGCCAGCGTATTTGTTCTGCCCGAAATCGTACGCGATACTGCGGACTGTCTGCCCCTTTGCCTGAACGAACACGATATCGTCTTGAACTATCAACGGCTGTATGTTCTCAGCGCAACCGTAGGACGACTGTTGCTTGGCGTCGATGGCGTTCGGCGTAATCGTTCCGCTGTCGTTGCCCCGCACGCGCCACTCGCTCGATGTGGTGAACACGATGAGGTCTTCGACGGGCACGAAGAACAACACGTCCTGCCGCTGGCGTGCGGCAAGCGCGAATTGGATCGCGTCGCTGTCCCGCGTCGGGAACGACGTGTTAAAATTGTTGAAGTCGCCGGACTGCGACAGGTCTATCCGGTTCGCTTTGACAGCAGGCCCGCCGTAGACGACGCGCTGCTGATAGTATGTCGAGGCGCGCGGATAGTTCCCCGCGCCGTCGAAAGGGTTCTTGAGCTTCGGAACACCGTTCGACGTGTCGGGCGATATATTGTTGTCCTGATACGCGATCCTGCCGGTAATCGGGTCCGGCGGCTGGTCTTGATACAGGGTCGCGATCAAGCCGAAAACCGTGCGCTCGTTCTTGTAAATATTATATTGCGACGCGCCGTCCACTTTTGTGAACTGAATTTCGTTGTTGAAGCCGCGATGGCTCAAGTCGTTCAGGATCGTAACCGCCTCGGAGACAGAGCTTTCGCGTCCCGTGTCCGCAGCGATGGACGTGACCACGTACTGCGATGCGAGATCGTACGCCGCGCCCTCGCTGCCGTCCGTCGCCAACGGGCGCGTGTTCTTCTTGCCCACAACGTCGACCGGCGGGCCGACCGTCTGCGCCGTGACGATGTCGGAGAACCGCCAATCCGCGTTCGAGTAGCGCGAGAGGTTCTGCGGCCGGTACGCCTGCGTCGTGATCTTCAGGACGTCGTTCGATTGCTCGAACCGGAGGCCGGCAATCATGTCGGACGAGTACGGCGTCGGGATCGTATAGGGCCCGCCGCCCGGCGCGAGGATCGGCGCGCCCAAGCGATAGACCCGCATGTACCCGTTGCCGAACTCCAAGACGCAGGTGTCCGTCGCGGTAAGCTGGAAGTCGACGAGGCGCACGCGGTTGCCCTCGTCCCCGCATGCCGCCACGAACTCAAGCCCTGGCCGGTTCGACGCGCCGCCGTACGGATGCACGAGCCAGTTCCGCAGACCGGCCGCGCCGCTGGCGTACTTCGCGAGATCGACGCGCGCATGCAGTTTCGGGTCGAGTTCGCCGCCCGTGAACGAGGCTTGCAGCTTCTTCGGCATCAGAACCGCCGACCCTGAAAGAAGATCCAACCGGCTTCAGTGCGCCGGTACATCTTGTCGCCTGAGAACACGACGTCGCCGGGCTCGCCTGTCGGGTCGTCCGATGACGTGGGAGCGGTTCCGTCGAGCAGGTACAGCGTGTCGCGCGACAGGCCCATGCTGAAAACGGCGTGCGTGTCGTCGTCCATCGGGAGAAGCACGAGGCCGTCTGCGAACTGGACGAACATCTCGTCGAACCGTAGCGGTTCCGTCCCGCCCATGCCCGGCCGGTATCCCGGCTTGCTGCTGCGGCGGATGCGGAGCGGTGGCGGCCTCGTGCTCATGCTTACCCCTCGTCGACAACCCCGCCGTCGCTCGGGGCGTAATCGCTCGTAAGGAGTTCACCTAGCGTCGGTTCGGGCGGCGCGGTCAAGCCCGGTATGTACGGGGCCTCGATCTTGGACGGCGGCCCCGTCAGCATGGCGGGCGGAGGAGCGCCGCTTTCGTTCGGCAGGTACGTGATGGCCGGCAGACCGCCGGACTGCCCTGCGCCCCAGGCTCGCGCCCGCTGAGACCGTGTCGCAGATGATACGCCGCGAACTTGCAGCCAATCCGGCACCGGATCTTCCCCGATGTCGTTTGTGTCCTCGTTCGCGGCGTCCGCCTGCGCGCGGCCGAGAGCATCGTTCGCGAGCTTTCGCATCGCATCGACGAGCGAGACCTTGCCCGTCAGCGGCATCGCAAGGTGCATCGCCAGGAAGTACGACGCGGCCTCAGTGAACCCGATGTCGTAATCGGCCGCCTCAATCGCGCTCGTCGTCGTCAGGAACACGGCAGACGGGACGTTGGCGAAGATCGCCCGGTCGCCGCCGTAGCGCGCGATCTGGTATGGAACGGGCTCGTCGAGGCGGTTGGCACGCGCGATCTCGCGTACCGCGAGGCAGTCGGACGGGTAGACGTAGCCGTACGAGAAGCCGGGTATGCTCGCGCCGGGGATCAGGACGCCGGGCACGAACGCACGGGCAAACGACCAATCCATGCCACGCAAGGCGGTGTCGATGGCCTGCCGGTAGAACAGGCGGCACTGCTTGCCGGCCGGGCTCGCCTCGTCGAACGACGCGATAGACCCCTGCCGCAGGTGCCCGAGAGCGAGGTTGCAGATCTCGATTTCCGAAGCTGCCACTCTCGCCCCCGGTGTTACGTCTAGTCGCTACGATCAAGCCAGCCCGTCAGGCCAGCTTGAACTTCGTGCGGGGGATCGGCTGGCCCTTGGCGTCGAGCGGCTGCATCCACGACGCCAGCGGCCCGGTGTAGCCGCGCATGATCTCGCCTTCGTTGCGGATCGCGTCGTCGATGTAACCGGTCTTGGTCACAAGGACGTCCTGTCCTTCGAGCTTCGGGTACTGGCGCGGGCGGATCACCTTGCCCGTCCGCTCGTCGCGGCCCCACACGCCGTTCTCGCCGTCCTCGAACTCGTACGGGTCAGGCAGACGGGATACGGTCGCGCCCATGCCCTCGGGGATCGGCTGGTTCAGGGGCGAGGACGTGACGCCGGCCGGGAGGCGGGCGACGGCGGCCGGGTCGAACTGCGCGCCCGGCGAGGCCGCGAGCGTGTCCTTCGGCTGGTCCGGCGACAGGCCCTCGGTTCCCGTCCGGCCCTGCGCGGCGGCGGTGTCGCGAGCGAGATCGTCCTCGTTCTGCCGCGAGCCTGTGGCGCGCTCCTCGGGGGAACGCTGATCCTTGGCAACCGTGTCGGCCGCCTTCTTCTGGTCGTCTTCGAGCGCCTTGCGGGCGGTCTCGCGTGCCTTGTCAGCCTGGGACGTCATCGTGTGTTCTCCGCGTGGGGATCAGCCGGCAGGGCGGCGAGTGATGGGGCGAGGGCGCGTTACGCGCCGACGCTGTTCGGGAGGCCCATCGAGAGGCGGGCCGAGAGCTGGCCAGCGGTGAACGGCCCGGTCGCCACGGTGTACACGAGGTCGACGTACCGCTTGGCGTTCTCCGGCACGCGGAGCACGACGCCGAGGGCGCGCATGGAAGCGCCCTTCTTCAGCGAGGCGACCGGGATCGGGCTCGACATGGAATGGACCATGACGCCCGTCACCATGTCGGCGGTATCAGCCGAGCGGACGGCGATGGTCAGCGTCGCGGCACCGGCTGCGGCGAAATCGGCATCGACCGCGAACGCGATCTGACCGCCGCGATCCGTGCCAACCGAAACGCCGGTATATGCGGCCGGACCCATGTCGAGCTGCCCCGTCGAGGAGGCGGTCGCCGTGATGGCCTGGGCGTTCGAGAATTCGTCCTGCTTGGAAAGGATCATGACGTGCGAGCCTCGCGAGAATGAAAGGGCGTGGAAGGTAGGGGCCTCCTACTCGTCCCCCGGACCTCGCGGGCCGGGCTTCCACTATTCGGGGTGTCTACGCTTAGACGACGCGCGCCTCAGTGTTGAGAAGCTGTTCGATCCGGCGCACGGGGACGCCGTCGAACATCATGACTTTCTTGCCGGACACGGTCTCCCACGTCAGGTTCAGGCCGATCTTTTCGAGGATCGCCTGCCGGAGCTTCGACGCCGTGTTGCGGTTCATGTACCACGCGGCGCGCCCGTTGCCCTGCGTGCGGATCAGTTCCGACGCCTGGATCATCAGGCCGACGAGCGCCTTCAGCTTCGAGACGTCGGTCGTCAGATCCGAGACGTCGATGTTGGCGATGCGGACGACGTACCGCCAATCGCGCAGGGCCATGCCGGCAGACCACTCGAAATGATCGCGGAGCACCTGATACATGGACCCATCGGACAGGGTCTTCGTGTCCTCGCCCAGGTCGCGGTGCTTGAGGCCGCCGGGGACGCCGCGCGGGTAGAGGCCGAAGCACGTATCCTCGCCCCACACCACGTACCAGATCGACGTGTTGTCGAGGCCGGTGCCGCCCGCGTCGATGATGTTCGCGCCCGTGCCG